CACCCTCTCGTTAGTGGACCCTTCTCTTTTATTGTTCCATCCCCTGAGACATTTGGTGATCTCAGTTTACTTAAAGGTAAGGACAAGAGCTTCTACGAAAGTGTCGTTCTTTTATCCAAGCTTTTTGTTTTAAGTAGTAAACACTACTTGGGAAATGATTCTATAGTCTTCGCTGATGATGCCTATGAGGCAGTCATGAAGACATATGATGGATCGTGGGACGTTGGAAAAGATCCAGATCCCTATTTGCAAAGCGCTCTTGAGTATTATCTCAAAACCCCTCGAGGTTCGCGTTACCGAGTGGATGACGAAATTATCACTTCGGTTTTGCAAAGAGAAGAGAGTAAACCTACGCCGATTGAAGAAAAGATCATGAGTGTTTACAAGTCATGTATGGCATACCTCGTGTCCATACCTGGTTTGGGTGTTTCGTCCTCAGTCGTTAAACACCAGTTCTATACAAACCCTGTGATTGTTAGATTCTTCAAGTATATCGTTGGTTTTACTAGTTTGAGATTTGCCATCATTGGTATTCAAGCTCTCGTGAAGAATTTCTTCCCAGCTGATGACTTAACTGCTGAACCTAATTCAGATGAGCGATCCAACCGTGTACAACGAGGTCGCTTCGGAAGGAAAATGAAGCAGCAAAAGGCGTCTCCTCACTCAATTGTTCGGACGAATGAGAACCTCACGTCCGTTATGAAGATGATCATGAAGAGCAATACGTTCCTCATGTATATCCCAGTTCCGCTCGACGAGAGAGTGCCTGGTGCCTCTCACTATTGTATTGGTTCAATTCTGGGTTTGCGTGGTAGGACGATGTTGTTGCCATATCATTTTGTTGACTTAGTTGATTCCAAAAAGGATAACTGTGAGGTGAAATGGAATGATAAAATCTTCTTTGAGCGTCCTGGCTACAAACACAAATTCTTCGAAATGACAGTCGATGAGTTTCTCAATGGAGCTCATGCTACTGATTTCGGAGAAAAGAGAGACATGATAACTGTTGTCATGCCTCTCAGGTTTCAACCTGTTCGTGACATTACGAAATTCTTTGCTTCTCAAAAGCAACACGACTTGTATTCCGCTGTTAATGGTGTTTTGGTTGTACCAAGTGCACCCGACACAGTTGAGTATCATAGTGTGAATGTTAAGAAATCTAATGTCCCAGCTATCATCTCTGACGATGAATTTGAGGAATACCGAGTTGAGAATACATATGTGTACAATGCACGTACTAGCGCAGGAGACTGCGGTGGTATATTGCATGTTGATGACAAAACTAAACATTCTGTTATTATCGGTATGCATATTGCTGGCTTTGCTCAAAAGGAAGTCGGTATAAGTACGGTTCTTACTCATGAATTCATCATGCAGATGTTGGCTGAATCTGGAGATTCCTACAAGGAAGTAGACCAATTGGATATTCCTCTGGTACCACCAGAGAAAGATATTCCAAATATGGTAGTTCTTGGTCAAGCTCAATGCAAGACTCCTGGTAGGATGGGTCGTACGAAAGTTGCCAGATCCGTTCTTTATGGAGAAGTGTGTGAAGTCAAAAGAGCTCCTGCTCGTCTGATGCCATTCACTAATCCTGAAGGTGAACGGATTGATCCTCTTGACATAGCAGTTTCCTCTTATTGCACACCCGAAGTGTATTTTGACTATGATAGTTTATGCAGTGCGCGAGACTCTCTAGCAGATATGCTCGGAAATGTGAGTGTGAAAGGCGTAGAAAAGCGCGTTTTCACGTTTGAGGAAGGAGTTCTCGGTGATGGCCCTGGTTCAGAATTCGGTTCTGTTCCAAGGACGACATCGGCTGGATTTCCTTACAATGTTATGTCTGGAGTTACTTCAAAAGCTCGTTTCTTTGGAATGGGTGATGATTATGATCTCTCAAATTCTGAGTGCGATCAATTACGTAAAGAGTGCGAAGAAATCATTCTAAATGCTGAGAAAGGCATAAGGATGACACATATCTTTACGGATGCGCTTAAGGATGAGAGAAGATCAAAGGCCAAAGTTGAAGCTGGAAAGACAAGGATGTTTTCTGGCTCACCCACACCTTTGTTGATTGTTTCCCGTCAGTACTTTGGTGCTTTCCAAAAATGGATTATTTTGAACAGAATAACCAACGGGATTGCAATTGGAGTGAACGAGTACAGTTCAGATTGGAGTCTTATTGCTCGGAATGTTGAGAAGTTCGGAAAAGGACTTCACAATGTCGGTGCAGGAGACTACCAAGGATTTGATCAAAAGCATAAACCCGCGATCATGTGGGAGATTTTGAAGATAATTCAAGATTGGTATGGCTATGAAGATAAAGAGGCCACAAATGTTCGACATATTTTGTGGTATGAATTAGTTAACTCGAAACATCTTGTAGATGGTTTACTAGTTTCTTGGCCCTCTTCAATGCCATCTGGACATCCTCTGACTGCTTTGGTCAACTGTATGTACAATCACATACTTTTTCGCTTGTGCTGGATAGATCTTATTAATCCAGTATCGAGGGATGCGCACAGCTTTAACAAGGCGGCCTATTTGATCGTCTTGGGCGATGACAACGTCTTTAGTGTAGTGCTGCAATATGCAAGTGTATTCACGGAGGGTAATCTCAGTGAATGCATGAAAAAGTATGGCGAAGTGTATACTCCGGAAGATAAAGAATTGACTTGCTTTGGTACTACTCTCAGGAGAATAGATCAAGTTACATTCTTGAAGAGGCGATTCCGTTATGATCGGGGTCACTCTAGATACTTGGCCCCTTTGGAGTTGGATGCTATACTTGATATCCTTAACTGGAATAAAGATGGTGCCAATTCTATTGGGGACACTGAAGCGAACGTCAGTACAGTCCTTCATGAGCTGACTCTCCATGGACAGGAGACTTTCGAGACATGGAAGGGTAAGATTCTGAGTGCTGTAGATAAACACTCTGAACTATCCCGCCCTCCAGTAACGACCTTCAACACTCTGATTCGAGAGGTGTTAGATCGTGAAGTTGGGTATGAAGGTTCTCCACGCTTTTTCACTGATTACGACGAGAGAAGAGCCAATACCGCGGCCCCTCAATCTTCTTCTCGGCGCTTTGGAAAAGAACGGGC